AAAATGAACTATCTTTACACTATCAATCTATATCAAAATGACAAGAAAATTCACAGTGAACAACTACTTTCTGTAAATAACTACAAGACTCTTAATACACTTCTTGTAGGTGAAGATGATATTATTCCTGGTGAATATGTTGTTGATAATGGTAAGATGCTTATGGCAGTAATTGACATGATTCTTATGGAAAAATACTGTGAAGAAGAACCACAAACAATTAATGTTACTAATAGTCAAGGTAATGAAGTTGTTAAAATCCATCATTCATTTACTAACCTTTCATCTCTATTCATGCGTTTTGTTATGGAAACACAAAAGGAAGATGAACTAGATAAAGACAGTCATATTATGATTATGTCTATGGCTGTTAATAAGCTAGTCAAGTGTCATGATTTGTTTACTAATGAAGTTTTGTCAGACTTGTTTGCAACTACAGATTGTATTGATGAAATTACAGGTGATGTAAAAGAAGGATTTAAACTTACAGTTGGGGTAGAAGAACATGAGTAAGATTAAGTATAATGATTATGTTGAATTTGCAAACGCATTAGAGAATGTGTTTACACAAGTAACAGGAGACTTTACAAGCCCTGTAGTTAGCTATATCTATGATGCTGTAGAATTAATAAATAAAGCTACACCAGGCTTCTTAGAAGGGTACTGTGCTGTTAGTGTCCATGATGCTTATGAAGGTGGTTTACCTGCTCATACAGTTAAGGTATTCTCTCAGCTATGTAGCTTTATGTTTGGTGGGGATAGTACTGATGTATTCTACAATAACATCAGAAATGGTGTTGACATGCCTGCTCTCATCATTGGTTGTATCATTCATGATTTTGGTAAGACATTTGAATACTTGAATGGTATGAGACATGAGAACTCATTTGTACCTCATACACTGTTTGGTATTCATCTTCTTACTAAACTAGAAGCTGACATCCTTACTAAGTATTCAATGGGTACTTACCTTCGATTGATGGCTATTATTGGTCAACATCATGGAGACTTTGGAGAGAAACCACAGTGTATTGAGTCTTATCTTATCCATTTAGCTGACTACCAAGAAACTAAACTACAGATTCTTGAAGAAGCTATTGAAAGTGCTAAAGATTATGGTGATGATGTAGTTACATCTAAGTATCTGCCATATAAACTTAATTGTGGAGGTGGTAATATTGACTTTTAGTCTTGGTCAATTAGTCTTGGTTAATAATAAACCAGGAGTAATTACTAACATTGGTAAAGGAGCTTATGCTGTTAATGTCAATGGAACTAATGAATGGTTCAATGAAGAAGATATTATCAGTATGTATCCTAAAGATAATGTTCAATTCTATCAAGGTAATTTGTTAGATGTTGAATTTAAAATCAATCAGTACCTAGTTAAAAACAATAACAAATCTATTAAACAAATTACTGCTACTGGAAGTGGTGATGATAGATTAGTTGTGGTGGTGTATACCAATTCTTAAGCATAGTGGTAGACCTAAAGGCTCTAAGGATAAACTACCTAGAGTCCGTGGTATAAGCAAAGTAGACAAGTCTCCTGAAGCATATAAGGCTATGAAGAAATACATAGACTTAGAGAAGGAATACAACAAAATCAAGAGACTTAAGAAGCAATATAGGAATGGTTCATCTCAGCAAAGATTCTATACAAAGAGGTTAAGACGGATAAGACAAAGACAAGCTGACTTGTATGAAATAATAGCTGAGAACCATCTAGCTTATAAACTAGCTGAGAAGCTTAATATTGGTATTACACAGCCCTATAGAAGGTATCTAAGGGCTAAAGGAGAAGGTACTAAATGGAAACACAAGAACAAGTAATATTGGCTCTTGATGTGTCAACTACAAGCACTGGTTATGCTCTCTATGTAGGTAATAAACTTACTAAGTATGGTTTTGTTAAACCTACTGGTAAGGATTGGTTAGTCAGAGTAAGAAAGATGGCTGACAAAGTAACTGAACTAGATGAAGAGTATAGTATTGATACTGTAGTTATTGAAGATACTTTCTTTCTTAAGAACATCAAGACAGTTAAGAAACTGTGTCTAGCACAAGGTATACTGCTTGGACAGTTACCTAAAGCTAACCTTATTCAAGTATTCCCCAACACCTGGAAGAAA